AAGGCGAAACAAATGCCAAATTTGTCTGGGAAGAATGTCAGAAGTACACCCTCATGACCATTGAGGACGCGTGCAAGGCCCAGGTGGCCTATGACCAGGGCATGAAAGATGGCAGAGCAAGCTACGAGGTCCACGTGGCCGGCTGGGTGCTCACCCCAGGCATGCAGCCAGGCATGATTTGGATCAGCGACGCAGGGGGCGAAGGCGGTGACTTTCACATCCACGAGCTGGCCGAAGTCATCGGCAAGTTTTACAAGGAGAAGTTCTAATGACCATCCTCTTTGAAGACGTGCAGGCCATGGCAGACATGAAGGGCCGTGTGGTTAAGCAGTGCGAAGACCCTGAGTATGTTGCGCTGGACTGCGGCGAAGCCCCCGATTCCAACGAGCGCATGCGCATGACCGCACACGGCGCGGTGCTCATTCTTGATAAGGGCCGCTTTTGGCAAGTAGGGCCTCTGGCGGATGTTTACACCGCATTGAAAGGATTACCATGACCTCCCGAAAAGAAATCGTGGAGTTGCTGCGCGACCTGCCCATTGACGACGCATGGCTGCCCACGTTCATGGAACGCCTCAAAGAGAAATATCCTGGCGTCTACGACCAGGTTATCGAACAAGCACAAACACGAATCAAGGAACTAGAACATGACAAGAAGTGACGCCGTATTGATTGCCGACGCAGCTGGCCTGTCCATTTTTGCGTTGGGCCGGGACAGAGAAAAATTCTTACTGGCCCTGGAAATATTCACGACCATGGTCGAAGCTGCCGAGCGCCGAAAGCTCGCGGGGCAGCTGGAGACCCTGGACGAGATGTACAAGCTGGCCTCCCGCCAACGCGACGAGCTGATGGACCAACAACGCGCCCAGGTAGAGGCCATGCGCGGGAGAATCCAATGACACAAGATGAAGTTCTAGCAACGCTACACAAAGTGGTGGCAGAGAACATGAACTACACCACCTGGACTGTCTCAACGCCGCACTTGGTTGCACTGGTCAACCTCGCCGTTGAACAAGAGCGTGAGGCGTGTGCAAAGGTTTGTGAAGACTACTTTGGTTATGGAACGCGAGATAAATTTGCAGCAACCATCCGAGCAAGGGGACAAGCATGACACAAGATGAAATTATTGAGATGGCTAGGCAGGTTGGTTTATGGCCCGCTGTAACTGACACTTTTCCAAAAGAACTTGAAGCCTTTGCAAAACTAGTAGCAGAAAAAGAGCGTGAGGCGTGTGCGAAGGTGTGTGAAGAAGTTGGTGTGTGGCCTTCACTAGGGCCAAAGCATTGCGCTGATGCCATCCGAGCAAGGGGACAAGCATGACTTGCAACCATGAATGGCAAGAGTCAGGCACCAGCAAAAAACATGACTGGGTCTGCTCCAAATGTAAAATTCTTTACACCGCCCTGAAAAGACTGGACGATGATGACATCCAAACCTACGTCCGGCCCTGGGTTAGCCTGACAGATGATGAAATTAAGCAAATGGGGCTTGATAACTACCGACAAGTTGTGCGTGAGGTAGAAGCCAAACTTCGGCAGAAAAACACATAATTGAAAGAAATAACATGAGACCCGCTATCTTTTCAACAGAAAATCCACCGCAGCCGATCACCTGCGTAGAAACTCTTGAGTACATTGCCGGCCTGCGCAGAAGAATTGAGGTCCAAAACGACCAAATGGAGCAGCTGGTCCACCAAGTGTTCACACTAAGGGCGAGAAATGAGCGCCTGAACAACGAAGTGGAGAAGCTCTCCCTGGACCTTGGCATCCAACAAGGAGATGCCGGGCCAGGGTGGCAGGAAGTGGTGCCCAGGTGACACCGTCTCTCCAGGAAATAGTCGAGGCCCTCGGGCCACGGCAATTGGTCCAGGTGGTCATCCTCACCGCTGGCGGGCAAAAGTACGCCCTCATCGGGCCCGTTATGGCCTGCGCCGAAGTAACAGACATTGAGTTCGGCGAGCTGATGCCCATGGAAGTGGCAGCCAAGATGCTCTCGGGAGACCACAAGGAGTGGCTGGGGGTGGGGTTGCAATAAAAAACCCGCCAGGGTTGAGCTGGCGGGTTTCGAGGGTCAAGCGGATAGTTTGTCTAGATTGAACCAATGACCATGGTCCGAGGCCCAGGTGAAGGTGCCGGCCGATGATTGGGTAAAGGCGTACTTGCCTTTCTTCTCATCAAACCAGACCGCCGGGTACGTCTCATAGTCAATCCCCAGTTTGGCCAAGAGCTTGGTGGCTGCAGCCGCTCGGTCATGCCCTTGTTCAGGGTGCCCGGGCTGGGGAGGGTCGAGTTCAATCCACACGCGATTGCTCGCACACGTAGTAGTCGTGTTCATACTTTCTCACTTTCTATTGTTAAAGAACATATGTCAACTTATCTAGCTGACAATTAAATTATACCCTATAACATATCAACTGTCAACCTGTCAAGTGGTTTGTTTGTAGGTGTTTACCCTTAGGTGGACTGTGGATTTATACAGTTGAATGGAGCGAGGACCACGGACCGAGGGCAAATTACGTGGTTTAGTAGACTTTTTTTGACTAACGATGTTTTTTTTTATTTTTTTTTTGAAATTAGACGTAATAGATGTAATGGTGTAATAGTTTAATGAAATCAATAGGTTATGAGAACACACTACATTACACATAGTCAATAGGTGTAATTTACATAAAATGCGCGCGAGCTAACTTTTTGAAAAAAAAAAAACATACTCTTGTCTAAAAAAGTCTAACTAAAAGGCTGAATTTGACCTGTTTTGCCCTTGTAGTTGCGTTAGGTGTGGATTTGTTGCACAATGTAGGCATGAAAATAGAGAAAAACATCCCCCTGCCTGGTGGCGTCGATCCCCGCGAACGCTATCCATTCCCCGATATGGCTCTTGGCGACAGTTTTATGATCCTGGATGCCACTTGGATCAAGAACCTGCGTAGCGCTGCCTACATGTACTCTAAGAGGCATCCAGGCACGCGGTTTACCTGTCGACGCCATGGCGAAGGCTGGCGCTTGTGGCGGGTGGCCTGATGCCGACTAAAGACGAAAAGTTCTTGGCCGGCAAAACCCTGGGTGGACGATCGCCCGTTGTTGAAGCCAGGATAAACACGCCTGTTAAACCCCACAAACCAAAGGTCCTGACCGCCCAGGAGTGGAAGTTTGTGGAAGAGTTTTGTGCGGGCGACGGCCACGTCACTTTGAAAGAGGCAGCGCTTCGCGCAGGCTACAGTGAAAACTGGGCAAAGGGCAGGGCACGTGAGCTGACCGACCCTGAGTTTTCTCCACATATCGTGGCAGCGATCCAAGAGCGACGGCGCGAGCTGGGCGAAAAGTACGGCACCACGTTCGAGCGGCACATGCGCGACCTCCAGGTTATTCGTGACCAGGCGCTGCAAGCTGGCGCGTATGGCGCGGCCGTCCAGGCTGAATACCGAAGGGGCCAGGCCCTGGGTTCGATTTACATCGACCGCAAAGAAATCCGCCACGGCACGATCGATAGCATGAGCAAAGAAGAAGTCATGCGCAAGCTGGAAGAAATCAAACGCTTGTACGGTGGCAATGCTGGCCCGATCGTTGACGTGACGCTTAAGCAGATCGAGGAAGAACCTGACGAGGACGAAGACGATGGCATTGAAACCGGAAGCGAACCTGTACAAAAGGTTGAAAGAAAACCTCCCAAGCTGCCATTTCACCCGGATTGAGTCCAGGGTCAACCTGGGCATCCCGGACTGCCTGCTGGCATTCCCGCATGGTATGTTTGTGATGGTCGAGCTAAAGGTGGTCAAACGGGGCCGCAAGGTTAACCTGTCACCGCACCAGGTTGCATTCCACATCAAACACGCAGACCTACGCTGCCCGACCTATATCCTGGTGCAGCACCAGCCGGCCGGGACTACGCACGCAAGCAAATCTGAGCTGCTGCTGTTTTGTGGCGAGCAGGCAATCGACCTGGCGAACCTGGGCGTCGACACCCCCGCGCTGGCCAGGTGGCCGTGGACCGGCGTGTCCTGGTCCGAACTTAGAAAACATTTAGTGGATAGTTGACTTGTATGTGAAAGTTGTGATAGGATCACAAACACCTGGATGGCCAGGTACAAACAGAAAGAGAGAAATTTATGAATGCAATGACTAAAACACAGATGGTGAACGCCTGTACTGACTACGAGGTGGAGTGGTTCTTTACTAGAGATATTGAAGAACAGAGGGAAGTGTATCGACACATCCAACTGCATGGGTTTAAGGGGTTCAAAGAATACACAGACGAAGCATTGTTTTCGTCATGTGTAGATAGTGGCGTATTTTTAATGGAGGAATAAACCATGAAATACAGAATGGAAATAGAACGAATCGCTCTTGCCACGCTGGTGGTAGAAGCAGACAATCTTGAACAGGCGGAGAGTAAAGCCTTTGCCCAAGTCCGCGACGAAGATTTTGGCCACGGTAATCTTTACCTGGTTGAGGTTGACGAACTGACCGACGAGTGACCGCATGCGAAGGCGAGACCGAAAACGCCTGGAAGAGGCGCGCCTACATCAACAAAGACCGCCGCCAGACCTGGAACAAAAACAAGCACAGACCGGCAGCCTGTTACGCCGTTTGCTGGGCTTTTATTTATTTCACAAAATATTTGGTGGTAACAGTTGACAAGTTGAGAAAAGTAGACATACAATGCAATCAGGCTAAGCGACCCGTGAGGCCATAACCCTAGAAAGAGAGAAAGAAATGGAATTCAACACTATCATGCAGGCGCTGGTTAAAGACCTCGCCGAGCAGCTGCGCCCTATGGTGGCCGACATGGTCAAGCAGTACATTGAAACCAAGGCAGGCACAAGCGCAGTTACAATTGATAACCAGGCGCTGGAGACCATCGCCGAAAATATCAACGAGGCCCAGCTGGCATATCTTGCCGAGCACCTGAGCGACACGCAGCTGGCCACCGTCGGCGAACATGTTAGCGCGTCGGAC